TATATCGGCATACAGTTCTATATCGACATAAGCCGATATAGAACCATTGCAAAAAACTGTTTTTGCTTCGCAAATCCAGTTTTTTTTAAAACCGATATAGAACCATTGCAAAAAATTGTTTTTGCTTCGCAAATCCAGTTTTTTTTAAAACCGATATAGAACCATTGCAAAAAACTGTTTTTGCTTCGCAAATCCAGTTTTTTTTAAAACCGATATAGAACCATTGCAAAAAACTGTTTTTGCTTCGCAAATCCAGTTTTTTTTAAAGCCGATATAACACCATTAACGTTAGTCGAAAGAAATCTATATAAATCATAAAACGTCTTCAGATTACTTCTAGGTAGTACCATTAGTGCAAGTAATTAATAAAAAAAAACGTTTTTTATTAAATGTGTTTATCTAACTATAAAAGCGTTAATATATTCATACGTATGTCTAATTATTTTTAAAGCTCAATTCAAGCATATGTCTAACTAATTTTAAAGCTCAATTCAAGCATATGTCTAACTAATTTTAAAGCTCAATTCAAGCATATGTCTAACTAATTTTAAAGCTCAATTCAAGCATAAAGAGAATTTCTTTCGATTATCAAAATCATATTATATCTAACTAATTTTAAAGCTTTATTCAAGCATAAAGCGAATTTCTTTCGACTATCAAAATCATATTATATCTAACTAATTTTAAAGCTCAATTCAAGTATAAAGCGAAATCGTATTTATTATATCTAACTACTAACTAATTTTAAAGCGAAATCATATCATGTCTAACAAAATTTTACTATGATTTTTACGTTTTCTTTTTTAATGCACTTAACAGCACTGATCGATAATTCCTCTCTTTTTTTACGTGTTTTTCCGTTGTCTGTTGTAAAATTTTCATCGTTCTGAAGTTTTTTTTTGCTAGTGCTATTCCGTTGATTCATATCATTTTCAATTTCAGTGTAGTTTTTTTCGATATACTCGATAATATTGTTTTCAATTGCCCATTTGAAGAAATTTAATTGTCCGATCGTTGTTTCTACGTGTTCTTCTTCGTAATATGGTATTGTAATTCTCGTCCATCTACAAAACGGATCAAACGAACGTTTGCTATAAGCTTTCAATTTCAATTTATAATCATTGTAAACTTTAAACCTTTGACTGATCTTATTATTAGGAACATCATAAATTACGAAATGTTTTTTTGAATAGTTTGTGACAAACCAGTCGATTATTCTTAGTGATATTTTTGATTCACCATTTACAATCGCCATCATTTTCGCCAAATTTTGGTTTCTTGCATTTGTGATAGAGTCGTCTTTTCTGTAAAACATTCTCAGATTTTTCATTAATAATTCGTTCTGTGTATTTAAATTATTTGAGTTATATGACATTTTATAAACTTCTTATAAATTATTTTTTATATTGTTTTCTCGTCCAAATTGATCCATTTAAAGAACAATTGATTCATATTCACATATCTCTTCAATTTATTTATACACTGCAAGAATGGTGAGATGCAAGTACAACAACGTCCTTTGTCCGAACACTTTTTTGAACAAGGTATATGCTTAATGAAGCGTTTCTTTCCAATACCTAACATCTCATCATCTGTTACTCTCTTGTTGCACATCAACTCTAATGTCTGCACTACTGGAAGGTGCTTAAGTCCATCAATTGTTATGTTGGGAGAATCATTTAAAGATAAATGGTGGACACCATTAAGATGTTTTATTCCTTCGTTTGTTATTAAATGACACGATGATAAATCTAATGTGTGCACATTATTGAGGTATTTTAATCCGTCATCTGTTATTAAGGGACAGGATGATAAATTTAATGTTTGCGCATTCCTGAGATGTTTTAATCCTTCGTCTGTTATTAAATAACAGGATGATAAATCTATATTCTTTACTTTTCCGAGGTGTTTTAATCCTTCATCTGTAATTTTAGTGCACCAACTTAAATCTAAAGTGTGAACATTTTCAAGGTATTGAAGTCCTTCGTCTGTAATATTAGCACAGTATCCTAGTCCCAGGTGTAGAGTGTGTGTAGTTTTGAGATATTTCATGCCATTATTTGAAATTTTTACACAACCAGTCAGGTTGATTTTATTAACGTTTCCAAGATATTTCAAAGATTCATCCGTAACTTCCGGACACCAACTTAAATCTAAGGATTCAGTTTTTCCAAGGTTCTTGACACTGTTATCTGTAATCAAATAACACCCGCTAATATTTAAATCTTTTACATTTTGAAGATAATTCACACCTTTATCTGATATATGACAATGACTTAAATTCAATTTATGCACGTCTTTCATGTACTCTATCCCTGCATCCGTTATGTTAGGACAATAACTTAAATTTAATTTGCACACTTTTTTCAATAATTTTAATCTTTCATCACTTATGTTTTCTGACCTCGTAAAATTTAATGTGTGCATACCCCCCAAACTCACGATATCGTTATCTGTGATATCTTTACAGTAAGATAGATCCAATGATGTACGTTTCCTTTTTAAGACATTGTTTTTAAAATTGACATAAAGTGATGAACGGAATATTCTTAAGGAAATCGCATTATTAAATGTCCAGAAATAATACTTGTCTTTCTGATTATTGAATTGTTTACTTGTGTTCAACAGATTATTTACATTCACAAATTCAAACAATTCTTGAATCACAAAGTCATTAAAAAGTGCAATCATTTTAAATGAATTATTAATGTAGGTTATTATTGTGAAGTTATATAAAAAGTATTTCAATTTTATAAAAAATATATATATAATTGAATAATGAACGATTTCTTTTTTTTAATAATTACAGAAAGATACTAAATGCCGATTACTTCTAAGATGTTAATTTGGCGAATCATTCCAGAAGTCGTCGTTCGACCCTCTTAAAAATATTTTATTTGTAAAATCTGCTTTGTCAATCCATATATATAGTAATTTCGAGGCATCCACATATTTTCGCAAATTGTGGATACAATTAACCGAATAAGTTTTACATTCACACAGTTCATAGGAACTATTTATTTCATTTCGGCAATCCCCATTCCTAATGTAGCGCTTCTTTCCAATACTCGACATTTTCTCCTCGTTTATATTTTCATTGAATTGTAATTCCAATTGTTGAATATTCTCCAGTGGAAGATTTTGTAGTCCTTCGAATGTTACATTTTTACAACGATTTAGAAGTAATATAGTAACACCTTGAAGATATTTCAACCCTTCGTCAGATACCCAACTGCAATACGATAAATCCAAACGCTGGCATTTACTAAATAATTTTAGCGTCTCGTTCGTCAAATTAGTATTTCTTAATGACAACGAACGTAATTTTGTGAGTGATTTTAGTCCTTCGTCCGTTATTTCAGTACAATAACTTAAATCTAAGGTGTGTACATTTTCAAGATACTTCAATCCTTCATCTGTTATTTCATAACACATTGTTAGATTTAGTTCCTCTACGTTTTTCAAATATTTTAAGGATTCGTTTGTTATCATTGACACCCTTTTCAAACTTAAACGACGAACTTTTGTTAGATGCTTTATACCATTATCCGTAATATTTCCGCAACCGTTTAAGTTTAGTTCAATAACGTTTCCAAGATGCTTTAAGCATTCATCTGTAATATTAATACACTTCAATTTTAATGACTCCACGCCCCCGAGATATGAAATTCCTTTATCCGTTATATTCAAGCAATATTCTAGATTTAATACTTTCAAATTCTTCAAATTCTGCAGATATACCATACCTTCATCTGTTATATTACGACAGAATTTTAAATTTAACGTATGAATTCCCGTAAGAGATTTTAGTACTTCATCTGTAAAATAACCCGCTCTCAAATTTAAATCCTTTACTTTTGTCAAACAATTTATTCCACTATTTGTGATATTTATTACACTATCCAAATTTACCTTTCGAACATCTCCAATGTTTTCTAAATCACTGTCCTTCATCCAATTTGAGTATGCCAAATCCAATGTGAGATATTTATGATTTAATTTCAATGGAAAAGTTCTTGGTGATGCTTTTCTTAATGACAAAACATACGCATTTGAATAGCTACGGTTCAATGTCCAGCGATAAAACTTTTCTTTCAAAACTTTAAATTTGTTGCTCGTCAATAATAAATTATTCATATCCCCGTATGTACACAATTCTTCGATGACAAATTCTTTCAAGAGATACATGATCATTTTTTTCGTGTTTTGAGTATTTCTGGAGATAGTGTTATATCAGCATAAGTCGATATAGCATCATTAACGTTAGTCGAAAGAATCTATTTAAATGTGCTTCGAGAAAAAATGTATAAAAAGTGCTTCAATTTTTTGGACAAATAAAAAAAAATAAAAAAAAGTTTTACTCCGCCATTTTTTTACAATTATCTTCTTGAAGTAAAATTGTGCTTATAAGTATAAAAGAGTGTAATAAAAGTAGAATATTTATCTCGTAAATTAAATTTATTCATAAAACCTAAAGAATTTGTAATATGTGTCAGTAGAACCCCAACTTTCGGATGGGCATTTTGATGTCTTTTATTTAATGTTAAATCTGCAAATTTCTGAAAATCTGATACAGACATATTAAGAGGACGTGCATATTGTTCCAAATGTCCTACATTTGTCATGTTTTCGAAGCGATGACTTCCTTCGTAATTAAATGTAGAACTATTAACTAGGGTATTCAGGACTTCTCCTGCTGTTATCACTATATATTTATTTACCGCATCCAAGATTGCAGTGTCATAATCAAACCCTCCTCTAATTTTTTTAGTTTTTGTTAAAGTATTTTTTTTTTTATTTCGAAATCTTCTCGAATCCATTAGTATATAATTATGTGAGAAATATATAGTTTAATACTTAGAAGTAATCTGTTATATCGGCTTTTGCCGATAGTGAGACATAAGATTGCAATAGTTTTGCGGAGTAGCGAAGTAAAACTCAATCTTTAGATGTTATGATCCAAATTTATTATCAATTAAATATATATATAGATGATAATTATACATTCTTTCGAGGACGCTTTTCGTTTCGGTAGTGCATGCATAGATGAAATGCTGATAAATGCGTCTAAACAAAACACGTCTCAACAAAATCAAAACACTGTTGCACTTCCAATTCAAGTTTCTGATAAAACATGGCGAATGGATAAACGTGCATTAGAAAACACGTTGAAATATGTGTTCGAACACTTACATCATACATGTTATTTATTATGCGTGACACGTGGGAGACCAACCATGTATAAATTAGAAAGTAATAGCACTGCCCCCATTTTTGAACACGTTTTTAAACAAACAATAGAAAAAAAATTAATACAGGGACAAAAAGCAGACCAAATAAAAAAAACGATTCAAACTCCTGTTCGTGTTATGCAATGTATTGTAAAAAAATTGGGATTTATAGGTGAACAGGAACAAAATGAATACATAACTTATTTTGACGATTCAAACATTATATTACCAAATGGAGTATATCTTTTTAATCTAACAGATGCACTTATATTAAGAAAAGATAGGGATGAACCTTTTCCTATGGTGTTTAAGAATATTGATAAAAATGGAATTGAAAAATTTAAATTTCATCATGAGGAGCACCATATACCCATTTTTAGTATGTCAGGGCAAAATGGATATGCAGATATTCCAATACCAAATTATGATGATATTAATTGTAAATCATGGGATACTACAAATTTTATTACAGAATGGAAAAAAAAAGATTCTAACGGTGATAGTCGGGTAGCAGTATTTCGTGGATCTCCAAGTGGATGTGGATACAATCTAGATACAAACATGCGTATGAAATTAGTTAAAAACTTCAAAAATGTTGTGAATGCTGAAATTGTTTTTAATGAAGAAAGAAGTAATATAAATACTGATTCAATACGTTTTGATCCCGAACATGGTTTAGGTTCAATTAATTCTGATATAATTCCAGGAACTAAAATGAGTATGACAATTCAGAGTAGTTACAAATATATTGTTCATATTGATGGAAATGTCAATGCTTATAGATTGTTACAAACAATGTTGACGGGGTCTCTTATTTTACGAGTTGATAGTGAATACACTTCTTGGTTGGACCATTTTTTGAAAGATGAAAAATATTTTGTTAGTGTTGCCAAGGATTTAAGTAATTTAGAAAGAGTTATAATTTGGTGTAATGAAAATTCTCAAGAATGCTTAGAAATTGCTAATAGAGCACTCAAACTTGCAGAAAAAATAGTAAAACCAGGTTTCATATCTAACTATATCGAAAAAATAATGAATAGTGTCGCTTCTAGTTCATCACCTCATTCCCATAGTTCGTCATCGCCACTATTACCCCCTCATTCATCGCCACTATTATCCCCTCATTCATCGCCACTATTATCCCCTCATTCATCATCACCACCATATTCCCCTGATTCACCACCATATTCCCCTGATTCACCACCATATTCCCCTGCTTCACCACCATATTCCCCTGCTTCACCGCCATATTCCCCTGATTCAGCACCATATTCCCCTGATTCAGCACCATATTCCCCTTTATACTCTATTTCACCACCAGCATATTCCCCTAGTTCTCCATTACAAACATTATACCCTAATCCACCAGCATATATCCCTGATTTACCACGACAAAAAAAATCCAAAAAAAGAAAACACTATCCTGAAGGAGGGACTATCCGCAAGAATAAAGACGTCTACAAGAAAAAAACGCATAACAAAAAAAAATGCTATTTTCGAGGAAGAACACGTAAATTTATCCGCAATAATAAAAACATTTGCAAGAAAAAAACTCTTTACAATAAAGGGGTAGCCATGTATCACAAGAATAAAAACTAAGAAGTAATCTCGAGAAAAAACTGGAGGCGATAGCCGGAGGAGTTTTTCTAGTTTTCCGGAGCGGAGCGAAGGTTCGAACTGTTATATAGTGACGAACGATAGTGAGGCGCAAGATTGCAATAATACTCAAAACTCTATAATTATTTGTAATTATTTATAAATTTTTTTCTATAAATAATCCTGGATTTTTTAGTTTTACTTTAAAAAAAACTGGATATGCGAAGCAAAAACGTTTTTTTTAACGTTAGTCGAAATATCGCCTTCAGTTTTTTCTCGAGATAGTGTGATATATATATATTTTAATATTTAATTGGAATAAGCAACACCAGCCATACCACTCATAACTCTAAGAACATTGTAGTTGACAGCATAAACTCTTACCTTTGCTGTAGATGTTCCAGCGACAGTACCGGATGATAAAACGAGTTGGAGAACAGCGTTATCAATTCTACTAAAATTGCAAGAACCACTGGGTTGGTGTTCTTCGGGTTTTAGTGCGAAAGAATAAACATTAATTCCTGTATCGGGACTGCGCGAGTGGTGCTGGAAAGGTTGCACAACATCAAAATAAGATCCTTCACGTTCAGAGAATCTATCTTGTCCATTAAGTTGTAGTTTAGCAGTCACCACAGGATTCTCCCCCCAACAGTGCATATCAAGGGCAGTTTCAGCGAGAACGAAAGTTCCAGCATCAGACACAAAAGAACCTGTCCCAACAGTTCCGTCTTGAGTGTTAAATGGTGTATCCTCCGACCAGGTTGTTGCAGTAGCACCGGATGAATCAAAAGAACCCGACAACTGGAAGAGGCCGTTAGATGCGATGAAACCATTAACTCCAGCAGTTTCATTTTGTCCTCCGAATGCGTGAATAGCATTCGGTAGGGCATCTATTCCATCAGTGTAGTTGAATGGTTGAGCACCGAGAGTGCGGAACAATATCTGCGATGCATCAAGAGATGCGCAGTAATCAACATTAGCATCAGGTTGAACAACCCATATAATCTCCTTACAGGGGTGATTGAAATTTAATTTGATTTTGTTCGATGACGAACCGACACTTTCATCTCCTGTGAATTGAACCTGTTCGATAAGATATTCGTGAGGATTCTGTGCATGCTTTCTTCTTTCATCAGTGTCGAGGAAGATATAATCAACATAGATAGAAGCAGCAACAAGCGACTGCTGATAAGCAATAGGGACTGATTGAATACCAGAAACAGCGGTAAGTGATGATACGGCCCATAGACATTCTCCTAGAGGGCGGAAATCAACATTGATTCTCACCTCGTGGTATTGGAGAGCAACAAGAGGAAGTGCAAGTCCGGGATTCCTGGAAAACCAGAAGAGTAGAGGAATGTAAAGAGTTGTCTCAGGGAGCGCATTTCTGGGGGCACACACCTGAGAAGGACCACTAACAGACGAACAAGGTCCTGAGATATTGGCAAACTGAGGATCAGTGATATAAGTCAGAGAAGTTGTATTTCCGATCATCTTGAAATAACCGCGCTGTTGTTCTGCGGTAAGAGTCACCTGATTCCAGATATGCATCCAGTCACCGTATTGTTTATCAATCTTCTGACCTCCAATGTCAATCTCAACCATAGCGATCAGTTGTTCGCCGATGAAGTCGAGCCAACGAGCATACACACCAGTTCCATAATTTAGGGGTTTCATGCTCTGGTTAATCTCAGGAAGAGTGACCTGTAGGTATGTGCGGTAACACAAATCACCGTTTCGACTAATATTGCAAGTTACACGGCGACCAAAATCCGCCTGTCCGGCAAAGGTCTGTTCAATACTTTCCATTGCAAAGTTTGTATGTCTACGATAAGACACTTTCCAGAAAGTGATTTCGGGTGTCCCGGTAAGAAAAACGTCTTGTGCTCCGTATGCGACTAATTGTAGAAGACCTCCAGCCATATTTTATATTTATACCTTCTAATTAGAAAATAATTTGAAAATATCTTTTTTTCCTAAAGAACATATTTATCCACATTTGAGTTTTTGCAATTGCAATTTTTCGGACCAACTTTACAAAAAGGTTTTTAAATACAAAAACATACTTCTAAAGAGTTTAAAAAAAATTGAAGTTCATAAGTGTATACAACTTTATTATTATATCACATTTTATTAATGACCACAATGATTTCACGTTTACCTTTAGTAATTCAAGACATTATATGGGAGTATGACGGGCGATATAAGAACTTTATCACTAAAAAAATGATAAAAGAATCTTGTCGTTCGTTTAATTTTAAAAAACAAGAACGAAACACTACAACAGAAGAGATTTTCTTATTTATAGAAGAGATTTTCGGAAAAAATGGTGTTTCAAATCTGTATGGAGATATCAATTGGCGCATGTTGCCACATTTTAATAAAACCGAATCAGTTTTCGACCCGATGTTTTGTAGAACAGTTTTTTATTACCAAATTTTGCTTCTCCCAGAAGAAGAAGAATATCGTAAATTTGTTATTGTTCCACAAGATTTTGATGTAGTCAATTTTGATAGAAATGATAAGAACTACACAGGATGGGTATGTAATGAGAGACAACATCAACACTTTCTCAACATTTACACACCTGACTGGGATATAGGTGGTGAAATTTTTTTGAACGATTTTATTCATAGTGAAACAGGAAACAGTTGTATGGTTTATGCTGATTTTCACACAGATAATAGAAAAATTTTCTGTGCTTCGTATAACCATGACACTCATCTGTGTTTATACGTAGATTTTGATATTCTTATTTAGATTAGTTTGTCGAAAGAAATCCTCCGGTTATCGCCAGTTTTTTCTCGAGTTTGTCCTTTTGATATCGCGACTTATGTGTTATGTCGGTAAAATTTTTTTTTATCTTACAAATTCGATGTTTATATTGGATTGAACGAAATCATCTAAATAAGAGTTACTGAAAACTTCTTTTTTACCTTCATGTTTTTTTGTAAAAATGTATTTATTTTTCTTGGTTTTTCTGATTTTCCACCCTTGTTCTAATGCATTAGTAATAAACGCCATTTTTTGAAAATCTTTTTTATTAACATAAATATTACCAGCGTCAAAAAATGGTGAATTTAAGTTCATATATACATATATATATTGATTGTTTAATAATGTATTTTACGAAATAATCTTAAGGTCTTCTCGAGAAGATTTCTTTCGACTAACGTTAATGGTGCTATATGCTGATATAACACCATTAACGTTAGTCGAAAGAAATCTCCAGAAATACTCAAAAACTGGAAGCGATAGCCAGAGGATTTTTTCTCCTGGAGTTTTACTTTGCAATGGTTTTAAACGCTAACATTACTTCTCGAGAAAAAACCGGAGGCGATAGCCGGAGGAGTTTTTCTAGTTTTCCGGAGCGGAGCGATAGTGTTCTATCGGCGTAAAGCCGATATAACACCATTAAAGGACAAACTAAGATGTTATACGAAAACATACAATATAACAAATAACAAATAAAAGAATATAGAAGGTAAAATAACGTATATCATAAATAAATAAAAATTTAAAAAAATGCAAAAACACAAATCCCGTACAATAGACGAAAAACACACAGAAATGTTGAATGATTTTTTTATTAATGATACAGTAGTAATACCAAAAATAAAAAACGAAATAATATCACTAGAAAAATCCGCTAAATATGCTTCTTCAAATAAAAAAATAGAAGAATATTTAGATTACATAGATCAAATAAAACAACGAAAAACTGAATTATTCGAATTAAATTCAGGAAAGAATCAATATCTTTTAAAAAATTCACGATACATATTTGATTATTTTGAAGAAAAAAAAGGAATTTCAGAAGGTATTGGTAAAGTTAATGTTAACGTTCTAAACAATTTTTTTAAAATTAAGGCAGTATCTGCTGAATCTGCAGATGAGACAAGTAAAAAGTATTCAGCATCAAAGAAATTATATCATAATTATTGGAAAAATGTGAATAATGATATTTCCAATATAAGCGACTTTATAAATTATTCAGATATATGTCAAACTTGTCATCAAGGGGAATTAATCCCACAAGATGAAGAGGGAATCCTAATTTGCAATAACAGAAAATGTGGTATATTCATTTCATATATAGTGGATAGTTCTAAACCATCAAATAAAGAACCACCAAATGAGGTGTCTTATACTGCCTATATTCGTTTGAATCATTTTAAGGAAATCTTATCACAATTTCAAGCAAAAGAGACGACTCAGATACCACCAGATGTTATCGAATCAATTCGTATTCGAATAAAGAAGGAACGTATTGAAGACGTGTCGAAACTGAATTACGACAAAATGAGAGAAATTCTAAGAAAATTAGGATTAAATAAATATTTTGAGCATATTCAATATATAAATTCACTTTTTGGTATAAAACCTCCTACAATGACTGAAGAATTACATGAAACATTATGTGTATTATTTATAGAGATCCAAAAACCTTGGGCAATTCATTGTCCTGCAAATCGAACTAATTTTTTTAATTATACGTACACATTATATCAACTATGTGTCTTGCTTGATCAAACACAATATTTACCTTATATATTACTAATGAAAGACCTAGACAAACAACGAGAACAGGACCAAATTTGGAAAAAAGTGTGTGGTTCACTAAATTGGGCTTACATACCAAGTATTTAGAGTTTGTCTTTTATCGCTCCGGAAAACTAGAAGAAATCCTCCGACTATCGCCTCCATTTTTTTTCTAAAAAAATGGATTTGTAAAGCAAAAACGTTTTTTGAACGTTAGGCGAAAGAAATTCTTTATCGGAGTGGTAGACCTCCGCCCAAATTAGCTCCGATTACCATTCCAGTTCCATTTCGTGCACCTTGAGAAATTGATGGTGAGAATATGTCTAATATAGCAAAGGTTGCTGCCGCACTGAGTGCTATAATACATACCTCTTCTATATTAAGGTTTTTCTTTGGAATACTAAATGCTACAATAGCAACCATAAGACCTTCTACCAAATATTTAATTGCTCTTTTTACGAATTCGTTAAAATCAAACATGTCGCTCATACTTTAATATATTATAAAGTAACAAAATAAAACAAAAAAAAACAATATAAAGAAAAATGTCTTTAGTATGTATATATATTCCTAAACAATAATGTCAAACCTCAAAACAAATAGCGAACAGAGAATATCAAATAATGTTGATTTACTTGATGAAGATCCACCGATTGCAGGACAGAAGTTCGTGTGTATTTCATTTATTTCTCCTGAAACCATTTTAAAGAGACGTGAATTGTATTTATTCGAACAATTTGTCAAACAATGGGATATGTCTAAATCGATGTCGAAGTTTACAGATTTCCTAAATTTCATATCTGTCAAATACAATTTGGAAGCAGAAAAACTCATGAATGATTATAACGATTTTATCAAAGAAGAAGAACCAAAAATAAAAGAATCATCACAGATTGTCGAAGACGATTTCAAAAATTTTATGGATAAAGATGAAGACAGGTTGACAATCCAATTTAATAAAGCAAATAAATTTCAAACAAATGTTAGGGGTATTAAAATAAGAGGTACATTCTCTACACAAGAAGAAGCAGAAAGCAATTGTAAAAAATTAAGAAAAAACGACCCAACACATGATATTTATGTTGCTCCTTGTGGTTTATGGCTTCCTTGGGAACCAACCTACTACAAACTTGATAAAGTACAATACCTTGAACCTGAACTAAACAGATTACACGAAGAAAAAATCAAAAATGAGATTTTGGCTAAAAATGAATTCGACAAAAGAATTAAAGACACTAAAAGGAAGGCGATCGAACACAATATCGAATTAGCCAGAAAATCAGGTAATAAATTAACACAAACTCTTGACACTGAAGGTAATCTTGTCGGCGTCAATACAATGAATTTTGACGACAGAACAGTCGCTGATGAAAATGAACGAAAAATTCACGAACAAAATGTTAGGAAAAACAATTAGGGAATAGGATTATTTATATTTGTTTTTCAATTGAATCATATTTTAAATATTTTTTTATGCAATTAAAACAATTATTTCATTATACATCATTCATCTTAACATTGTTATTTATTCTTTGGAGAAACCATTCTTCTATCTTACAGATAAAAGAATTTTACAATTCTTCAAAAGTAAAAAACGTGGTAAACTTCATGAAAAATAATAATAAATTTTACGAGTGTGGTAATATTTCATCTCACAACTTTATTATTAATTTTCTTCCATATGAAGAACATAGAATTATTCTTGATAAATTAATTAAACTAAAATACTGCTTATCAGATTTCGATTACACACAAAAGTTTATCACCTTAACTGAAATAGATACATCAACTTCTATATTACGCAATAATTACCCATTACAAAATTTTAAGAGTAATGAAATTTGTACAATTATTGCAAATGAATTAGACAGACAACCTAATTTGCAGACAAAAAAAAATTTCTTGTTATTCACACTTACAAATTTAAATGATAATAATGCAATTACTTTCACAAAAATGATGGTTGAAGAACTTAAGAGAAAGAATTATAAATATAATTATTATTCATTTATGCAAATACTATCATTATTGTCGGATAAAAGTTATGTTCTAAGATCTTTGAAAAACGGAAATTACGCAATGAATATCATAGAGACAATTAAAGTTGAATTAGTTACACGTATTCACGAGGCAGTTTTTACTATTAAAGATTATCAAAACAAGAACGATTACTTTATCAAATCAATTTTGATGGAAAGTTCTTACGTTTTTGGACTTGTTATAAACTATTTACTTTTTCTGCTTTGGGCTGTAACATTTTGTGGAGTATGGATTTTCAATACTTTTCGTATCCCGAAAAACAAATTAGAAAAGTAATTTAATCCAAAGTACAAAAACCTAATTCCTGACAATAGCAGAAACGGTATATTGACAATTTTATAAACACTCAGATTTATTTCTTTATACCAATTCATCATAACCAATGACTTTTTAGTAATTTCCTCAGACATTACATTGAGAAAACATGAATTTATTTGTGATGTTCCATAAAATGCTTCAAAAATATTTAAAGCTTTTGTAATCATTGTATTTTTAAATCCAAAATCTGTGTAACATCCTGAACTTCTCGTAAAGTCATTGACGAGATGTTTCGTTTGTTCGAATAAAATATCTGTAATTTTATCTGAAAAATTCCAACTGATGCACAAAAATAACGTTTTCATGCACTCTGTGTATCCATTTAAATTACTTAATTTATTATTTTTTATTCCATAATAAATTAAACTATTTATTGCTACTAATTTAGATGTTCTTAATTCACGTATGTAATAAATTGATATATATATGAAAGTCAAACCAATAATTAAGTAAGCAATGTTTAATAAAGTTTTTATAATTTTTGTTTTATTTCCAAAGTAAAACTCAAACATCAATTTCCGTTGTTGTATTTTTGTCATTTCCATTGTAGAATACGATTTCAATAAATTATTCATTTGTATTGTATCTAATCTTCATTAAGAAATACACACGTCAATTTTTTTTTTGATCATCTTTTTTTGCAATTGTGTCATACCGTTTTTTTTAAATAAAGTAAAACTTAGTTTGTCCTTTAAAAATGGTGCTATATCGGCGTAAGCCGATATAACACTATCTCCAGAAATACTCAAAAAACTCCTCCGGCTATCGCCTCCAGTTTTTTCTCGAGAAGTAATCTGTAGTGACGAACGATAATGAGACGAAAGTAAAACTCAAGAAAAAACTAGAGGCGATAGTTGGAGCGGAGCGAAGGACAAAACTCAAAAAATCTCATTTAGTTAAAAATATATTCAATGTTTTTTTGTATATACGTGTACAAGTAATCGTCGGTCACCCATGTATTATAATCTTCACCTATTATCAATAAAGTTCTATCATATGATTTATTATTCGAGGCATAAATCGTAATTTCAATTACTGCCGAAATATTCGGGACAACGGAAACTTTATTAATAACAAAAGAATCTAATGAAAACGTTTCTGTTTTTACTAAAGACAAAGGATACAATTGTGAGAAATTATACATAGAATTAGTATTATTGGAGACAACTGCAACCTCGACGACAGGTATCCCTACTGTTTCTAAAGGAACTTTAACGAAAGAAACTTCGAGAGGTATTTCTGTTGTCTCTAAAACTAAAGGAACTTCGAGAGTTATTTCTGTTGTCGGGACAGGAATTTCAAGAGGTATTTCTATTGTCGGGACAGGAACTTCGAGAGGTATTTCTGTTGTCGGGACAGGAACTTCGAGAGGTATTTCTGTTGTCGGGACAGGAACTTCGAGAGGTATTTCTGTTGTCAAGACAGGAATTTCAAGAGGTATTTCTGTTGTCAAGACAGGAATTTCAAGAGGTATTTCTGTTGTCAAGACAGGAATTTCAAGAGCTACTTC